GGAGTGTAGGATTTATATGTGAAGAACATCCAAGGTTAACCCACTTGGAATTTTATTTTCTTTTCTCTTGATCTTCTTTGTTGGAGTTAGAGAAATGTTAAATAAATTTAAGAGTTCTTCATCGGGAATTTCGTCAAATCTAGGCCGTATCCTAGATTTGAATGTCTTGCAAAATTCCGGCGGAAATGAGAGTCTACTATTATTGAAATATTGTTGGTAATAGTATTGTAGTTCATGAGGCATATTAAAACTCATAGCAATTTCCGCATGGATCAAATTTTCATCAACATCTATTTTAACAGTTTTTAGTTTCAAAATTTCATTAGACATATAATAACTTTTCTCCAAAATCCTTGTGTTAACATGAGAATCAGAGCAACTCATTAAAAAATTGCTATATTCTCTGAAAACAGGAAAATTTGGGTATAATTTACTATACATAAAACCTAAACTTTTATAATAGTCAGATAAAGAATTGGAAAATTCTCTATTGACCAGAAACCTTGAATGTTCAAAGAGTTTGTTTAAGTTCTGGACTTGATAAAATTGTCCAGGTGAAATTTGGATAAATTTTGATGAACAAAATTCAACGTCATGATAATCTTGACGAGCAATTAATTTTGCTTCGAAACCAAATCTGGAAAAAGTATTGGTGATGCATCTGGTGTTACGTGGTATTTTACACACACCGTCATCTCCATCAACAATAAATTTTCCCTTGTAAAAGCCATTATAATCTTCAAAGTAGCGGTAAGCTATCCAATTCAAGACAGAATTGAACAATCCAGTGTCCATATCACCAGACCCACGACAACCATAGAAGGAAAAGCTAACACCGTTAGATGTTCTGCCTTTCTTATATAATTTTGACTCATAAATGTTGAGAATGTCTCTATCATTTGGATATAAATTTTTAAAGATAGAGAGTTCTATCCAATCTAAGATTTGAATACGTTGTGATGATTCAAATTTTGAATAGTCAGATTCAACATACCATTCCCCAAAGATTTTAGAAAACTTATCTCCTCTTTCGAGGAAATTGTTTCCTTTTGTGAATTGTGGTAGTTTCATCATAGCTTTCTCGATCGGGATAGTATAGCAACCGTAAAGGATATTAAATTTAGGGTTGCGCCCCATTATTGCTCTTGGGGGTTTCTTTTCAGAGTAACGTTCGTTCTTAATGAACATTTTGATGTCATTATCTCTGCTCAAAGAAAACCCATTGTTAATGATAGAATGAGCTGCTTCAAGATATCGCTGTCTTAAAGCGCCTTTCTTCTCTTGCATAAACTCCAATGGTGTGATCTTACCTGAGAAGTGAGGTTTGATCAGTTGCAAAAATTCATCTACGTACTTCATGACATCTCTCCTGTTAACAGTAACTTCTGGAGTCTCCCTAAGGTATCGATTATGTAATGATACAATATCATTGTGATGACAATTGCGCATTACAAAAATTTCATTATTGACTTCAGGTATCTGGAAACATTCGAGATAAGATTTATTTTTACATTTGGAAAGGAGTTTATGTTCTATCATAGGCGTCCCAACCACCTTTGCTCTCTTCCACGATGCAAATTGCTGAAGCGCTTCGCCTTCACAACAAATGTCATCATGAGCAACGATGTTAGGAGCATAAACAGACTTGGCCATTCCGTAGGTCCGAGTTCTGATATTACAACCCAAGTTGCGAAAAGAAGAGATAAAAAGATGAGCACGCAAGATCCCACTATGAACCTTCTTAACCAGGCCCTTATAAAATTCATAGGTTTGGGGATGATTTCTGTGCGCAAGAAATCGAATTCCACATTGTCACAAGCTCTTTGTGTTGTTACTATAATCATTTTGGAAAATAGTGGTGTGATATTTAGCATGTCTGGTTTACTTAACTCTAAATATTTTAAGGCTAATTTGTGGCAATGGACGTATTTAGCGTCGCGACTAGTATAATTCTTTGACATGTGCAATACGATATAATTGTACATTTCAGAGATAATATATGAGTCAGGAATAGTTGATTGGCCATCTTCGTTCGTGGTTTTAAAATTTCCTAAAGCATTATTATTTTGATTAGTGTTAAATGTGTTAACATCGGTTCTTAAATAATCTTTGTAAGATGGTTTAGGTTTGAAGATGGTTGTAATTGGTCTTTTAAAGGTTGATTTTGGTATTTCTATTTTCGGAATAGTTATATGGCACGAACATATTACAAAATCAACGAGACCACAAACACCACAATAATATTGGACAGAGGGATCTATATCTCTGATATGTGATGTTATAGTATTATTGATAGCTGTTAACGAGTTTTGAGTCCTTGGAAGAGCATCCAAGATTCTCATATAACGTTTTGTGAAAGGGTATTCGTTGGGAAAGAATTTTGTTTTCTTTTGTTTTTTATCTTCAGGTCCCGGATTACTTTCACCACCGGACATTATGAAATTAATCTTACCATAGTTCATGTTGACTAGGTTGATTAAACTTATTATTTCGTAGTGTATGATGTTCGTGACTGCTAATTTTCGTAGCGAGTCAGCATCATGGACCATCTGATCTCTCAATATGCGAAATTGTTCGATCTGTTGGTTCCAGTCCATGATTTGGCGAAATAATTCCCTTACTTCAGCTTCTTTTCCTTCAGGGATGGGTCCAGGGTTACTTTCACCACCGTGTTGTACGTAGTGGATGTGACCAAAGTTGTGATTAAAATTTGCTATTGTTCTATTAACTAACATTATGAGAAATTCACTATGTTTGTAGTTGTGGTTGAAATCTAGCAAAGATAATATGTGATTGCACCTATTGCATTGTCTACCATAAATAAAATGGTCGGTAGAAACAAGGTTGATCAATCTAACAAAAGAATCTTTGATTTCTCTTTGTGTTATCAATTTTATGTTTATTGGGTAGTTACTAGAAGATCCGTCAACTTCTGCGAGAGCCCCCATAAGAGCCCCCTCGCGGATTGTTGGTAATGAAGAAATAAGTGCTAAGGATCCACCACTTAGTATCACTTCTTCTCCAGGGTCCAACTTGGATTTTGTCTTATCACATGAATTAGTAAGACTCATGTTTGCAGCAGAACAGTGTT